CTCGTCGGGCTCATAACCCGGAGGTCGGGGGTTCAAATCCCTCTCCCGCAACCATAAAAACAGCCGGTTTCAGTGCGAAATCGGCTGTTTTTCTATACTTTTTCAGAAAAATGAGCAGAGCGGGCAAGCGAAGAATTCAACTTTAATTCAACTCGCTTTCAAAATCACGCTTTTTTCAGGAAAATATCCGAGAGGATTTCTGCGTTCTTCCTGTCCGCTTCCTCGACGACGTGCGCGTAAATATTTGCCGTTGTGCTCACCTGCGCGTGGCCCAGCCGCTTGGAGATCGAAACGGAATCCACGCCGTTAAAATAGAGCATAGACGCCATTGTGTGCCGGAACGCATGGGGATTGATATGCGGCAGGCCGTGGCGCTTGCTGAATTTGCTCATCCAGCCCGTCACACTGTCCGGGTGTATTGGCTTTCCGTCATCTTGAGCAAACAAAAAGCCCTGTTCTCGGTAATACTCACCCAGCCGCAGCCGCTCCGCGTTCTGCCATGCCCGGTATTGCCGAAGGAGCTGCATCGTTTCCGTTGGCAGAGAAACCCAACGATCCGAAGTCGCGGTTTTTGGTGTATCCTCATATACGCCTATACCGTGATGCAGTACGCGCAGAACGCATACCAGACGGCAGGCATGAGCGCGAACGAGTACATGACCACCGTGACGGCGTTTTCCGCGTCGCTTTTGCAGTCGATGGGCGGCGACACGGAGGCAGCGGCTGAAAAGGCAAATCTGGCCATTACCGACATGAGCGACAACGCAAATAAGATGGGTTCGAGCATGGAATCTATCCAGAATGCGTATTCCGGATTTGCCAAGCAAAACTATACCATGCTCGATAACCTCAAGCTCGGCTATGGCGGCACGAAGGAGGAAATGCAGCGTCTCCTTGACAACGCGAACGCGCTGAATGCCGCGCAGGGCAATTACACCAACTACACCATCGACAGCTACGCGGACATCGTTGACGCTATCCATACCGTGCAGACGGAAATGGGCATCACGGGAACAACGCAGCTGGAAGCCAGCACGACGATTCAAGGCTCTATTGCGTCGATGAAAGCGGCGTATGACAACTTTATCACGGGGCTTGGCGATGAGAACGCCGACATGTCGGAACTCATCACAAACCTTTTGGGAAGTACTGTGACGGTTGCGGAAAACCTCTTGCCGGTCGTTGAGAGAATCCTTGAAAACATTGGCGTTGTGGTGCAGGAAAAAGGCCCTGAAATGATCGAGAAATTTGTCGGCTATGCCGTCGAAAAACTGCCGCAGGTCATTGAGCTGGGCATGAAGATGGTGTTGGCGATTGTCAGCGGCCTTGCTAATAATTTGCCGCAGATTGTTCGGTCGGTGCTTGACATGATGGCGACCATTGTAAAGACCTTCGTTTCTTCACTCCCCGATATCGTAAATGTTGGAAAACAGATCGTGAAGGGCCTGTGGGAAGGTATCAAGGCAATGGGCGGATGGATCAAGGAGAAAGTCGGCAGTTTCTTCTCTGGAATTGTTTCAGGCGTAAAGAGCAAGCTCGGGATTCATTCTCCGTCCCGCGTGTTTGCGGGAATCGGTGAGAATATGGCGCTTGGCCTCGGCGAGGGCTGGGACAACGAGTACGACAGCATTAAGCGCGGCATCACTGGCGGGCTGGACTTTGGCACGGCACAGATCGGCGCGGAGCAATCTTTCGGCGGTCAGATGCGCAGTGCGCTATCTTCCCTCGGCAATGGGAACGGAGATATCACCATTGTTGTGCAGTCCGTGCTTGACGGGAAAGTGATTGGTGAGACGGCATACAAATACAACAGGCAGATGCAGCGCGCAATGGGGGTGTGATGGGTGGATATTACACTAAAAATCGGCACGCTTGACGTGCATGAGAGGTTATCCACATACTCCGTGCAGCGGGAAGTGAGCTATAGCAAAATTATCGTGACCATGGATGACGAGGAGCACGCGGCGCGAAGCAAAGACCGCTATATCGTGGCGTTTTCTCTCTTCCCAATGACGGAGGACGAGGCGACGGCTTATTGCAACGCGCTGCACGCATCCGCCATCGACGTGACATTCTCCGACCCCTACACCAAATCGGACGTTACAAAGACGATGCGCGTGACAAGTAATCTGGACGCGGCGTTTGCGCTTGTGTCTGTCGACGGGAAACGCAGGTATAAGGGTGGAGAGATACAGTTGAGGGAAATCTAATGCACAGTGTAAGTAATTTGTACTTATCGCTGCTTGCCGACAAGAATCATCGCGTAGAAACCAAATTAAGCATTGCGGGGGTGGAATATAGTCAAGCGGATATCGTTAGGGACAGTCTGCGCGTTTACGGTGGTCTGTATTCCACCTTTGGAATTGGCAACTGCTGCGCGCGGCAGATCGACTTTGAGATCTATCCGCAGGGGACGATCCCCCGGCAGGCGAAAATTGAGGTTTACGCGCGGATTGTATTAGGCGAGCAGGTAAGCGAATGGATCCCGAAAGGCGTTTTCTATTTCGCAACGCGAAAAACCGACAGAAAAACGGGCGTTTTGAGCGTGCACGGGTATGATGCGATGCTCAAAGCCGAGGAGACATGGCTCGACAGCAGTTATGACGCCAAGACTTGGCCGATGCCGGCGGCGACGGCGGTCGCCGACATCGCGGCGCGCATGGGGGTGGCAGTGGACAGCCGCACGGTATTGGATGTGGCGTTCCCGGTGCAGTACCCGGTGGACGACGAGGGCGACATGACAATGCGCGAGGCGTTGGGGCGTATCGCGGTCGCCAACGCGGGGAACTGGATCATCACGGATGACGGGAAGCTGCTGCTGGTAGGTCTCAACTCCATGCCGAAAGAAACCAACTATCTGGTGACGGAGACCGGCAGCGCCATCACCTTTGGCGGTGTGCGCATCCTCGTGTAAGGAGGGCAACATGGACAAGACCTATTTAGGGCGGCGGCTGGCGGAGTTTTCCCCGGGCATCGCGTCGAAGCCCATTACCAAAGTCGAGCTGCTCGACGAGAACGGCGACGTGGTCGGTGTGTCCGGATCGGACACCGGACGGACGCTGACGGCCTTGCAGCCGGACGGCACGAATGCAATGGCGGCGGCGATCCTCGCCAAAGTTACAGGATACAAGCACATTGGATACGAGGGCAGTGAAGCGCTGCTTGACCCTGCGGTGGAGCTAGGTGACGCGGTGACGGTGGACGGGCATTATGTGCCGCTCATCGCGTTGGACACGACGTTTGATCCGATGCTCGCGCCGGACATCTCCGCGCCGGACGCGGACGAGATCGATGACGAGTACCCGTACAAATCGCCGACGCAGCGGCAGATCGAGAGGAACTTTGCAAAGGCGCGCTCCCTCATCACCAAGACCAGCGAGGAGATCATGCTCAAGGTCGAGGGCATCGACGGCAAGTACACCGAGGTCAAAACCACGCTGGACGGCCTGACGGTGACGGACGCGAGCGGCACGACCAAGATCAACGGCAGCAGCATCAAGACGGACAATTTGTACGTCGATGCGGCAAATATCAATGGTACGCTGACGGCTGACCAAATCCAGACCGGCAGCATCCGCGTCGGCGATCTTAAGGACGGCTCGAACTATGCGACGAAGACTTACGTCGACAACAATGCGGGACTGAGCGCAAGTGAAGTCGACAGCGCTATTGAGACATACATTGACGGGACGAGCATCACGGCGGAAAAGCTCAGGGGCCGCACAGTCGAATTGTTGGCAAGCAGCAATCAATCCATCGGCAGTATCGAGCTAGCCTACACAACTACCGGCTACGGCATTTCCATTAACACGACGTATGGTGGTATTCAGCTCAACTCTGGCGGCAATATTTATCTTTCTTCCTATGACGGCGCATTTATTACGCTGAGCGATGTTGTATCTCTTGGCGGCGGGCCGCTACTAATTGGCTCGAAGATGTACGGCTCAAGCCTTCCCAGCAATCCGCAGTATGGTCAACTGTTTTTCCTCTTGCAGTGAGGTGACACATGGCACGATTTTACTGCACGCTCTCACCGGTGGATGGAGACGGAACGAAGCTCGAAGTCTACGCCAAATTCACGGGTGGCGCAGATGATTACAGCTATCAGCGCTCTATTGACGTGCGAATTACCGGCGTGGGAACGTTTGAGTTTGATTCCGCCGAGACGAGCGGCGGCACGAGCACATTTTCCGGCTATATCACGGGACTTTCTCCGGGCACAGAATATGAGTGGGTCTGCAATCTCTACTACTGGGGCGGCTCGTGGATTGCCTCAGATTACAGCGACGAGGGCACAGCCACAACGTATAGCGACAGCTCAAGCACTGCCGTATACATCAACAATCAAGCATACACCCCATACATTTATACCAACGGGTGGAACGCATACGACGCATATGTCTATACCGGCAGTTGGAACGTATCAGGATAGGAGTGATAATGATGGACAAAAACAAACTGCGGGAGCAGATCAACAGGGCCTATGCCATGATTACCGGCATCTATGTTAAGGGCAGCGAGGCGAAGCGCATGGCGATGGCAATGCAGAACCTTGAAAATGCCTTTGCCGAGTTGGACAAGCCGGACGAGCCGCCCACTAAAGAGGGCAAGACGAAGCTCGAGAAGAAAAGCGAGGTAACTGATGGCCGATAAAGCAATTGTTGATAAAGCAATTTCCGACCTCACGCAAGCGTTACAGATCACGGGCGAAGACCTGTTTGTGCTTGAGCAGGGCGGCGAGGCGAAGAATGTGAAAGGCTCGCAGGTCGTGCAGTATGCCAAAGATTCCGTTGCGGCGGAAGTGCAGGGCGTCAAGAAGTATGCCGATAACGCCAAGGCATCGGCTAACGCGGCGGCTGCATCGGCTGAAAAGGCCGCGGGCGCTGCGCAGGGCATCGACGACAAGGTTGCGGCGGCTGACGCGTCCGCAAAGGCAGCGGCATCTTCTGCGGCTGCGGCTGCTGCATCTGCGACCGGCGTTGACGAGAAGGTGCAGGCCGCGAAGACAGCGGCAACCAATGCGGCAAAGTCTGAGACGGCGGCAAAGGCTGCACAGACCGCTGCCGCCAACGCGCAGAAAGCGGCGGAGAGTGCACAGACCGGCGCACAGAGCGCCAAAACGGCGGCGGAATCGGCACAGGAAGCCGCTGAGAGCGCAAAGGACGCGGCGGCGGGTAGTTCGACCGCTGCGGGGCAGAAAGCGTCACATGCCGCTCAGAGCGCCGAGGACGCGGCTTCTGCCAAGTCTGCGGCGGAGACGGCAAAGACCGATGCTCAGGCGGCGCGCGACGCCATCGTCAACATGATCGTCGAGGCGGTCACGCTTGAGACAGGCAAGCCCGCGACGGTGAGCAAGTCCCTTGTGGACAATGTTTATAAGCTGGCCTTCGGCTTGCCGCGCGGCGGCACTGGCGCTCCCGGCCCGCGGGGTGCACCCGGCAACGGCATTTCCGGCATCGCGCTCAAGAACGGCACACACGCCCCCGGCACGAGCGACGTCTATACCATCACACTGACGGACGGCACGACGTTTGACTTCGAGGTCTATAACGGTGCGAACGGGCAAGGCGCTGGCGATATGCTCGCAAGCGTGTACGACCCGCAGGGCAAGCGGACGGACATTTACAAGTACGTTGATGACGCCATTGGGAAAATTCCCACGCCGGACGTCTCCGGCAAGCTGGACAAGACCGGCGACGGCAGCAACGTCACGGCGGCGTTCACGGCGGCGACTACCCGCTCGAACATTGCGACGGGCGAGAAGCTCTCCGTGCTGTTTGGCAAAATCGCAAAATGGTTCGGCGATTTGGGGAGCTTGGCCTTTAAGAGCACGGTCGCCAAATCTGACCTTGCGTCGGATGTGCAGACGAGTTTGGGCAAGGCAGACAGCGCTTTGCAGAGTGCGCCGGTTACAAGCGTTAACGGCGCAACCGGCGAAGTGAAAGGCACATTTTATGTGACAGTGACGCAAGGAGACAATTATAGCGCAACTGCCGACAAAACGGCTGAAGAAGTGTATAAGGCCTATGCGGCGGGCTACGCCGTGTATGCGATTACAAAATTTCCTGGGATGGATGTACCTTTTGTGTTGCCGCTTGTGTCGGCGGTGGGCATGCGTGATATGATACTTCTTGGCTTTGCCGCGCTCGGCTCGTTAAGTTCGCTAGCCGCGCCGAATTATCCGGTGGTAGCGTATAACGGAGGTAACAGAAAGTGGACCGCTTGGATTGGAACGCTGGCGAGAGCGTCCGATATCCCAACGATTCCGACGGCACTCAAGAACCCGAATGCACTTAACATCAAGATCGGCGATACGACGACGAGCTACGACGGAAGCGCGGCGAAAACCGTGAAAATTCCAGAAGGTGGGCCGACCATGCGCAAGGTGACGCTGCCGGTGACGGGCTGGAATTCCAGCACCAAGCAGCAGAGCGTGACCGTGACTGGCGTTCTCGCCGACGGCACAAAGCAGAGGGTGATCTGCTCCCCTGTTGACGAAAGCTATGACAGCGTGTGGAATGTCTGCTATGTGCAGTGCGTCGGTCATGGGGCGGATTCGCTGACCTTCCAGTGTGACGAGATTCCGACAGCAGCCATAGAGGTTTTTGTGTCGGTCCAGCCGGTCAACTTTACATCGTGAGGTGAGAACATGATCGTAAATTATCCGAGGATGCGACGGCGGGTCAAAGGCTGGCCTGATGACCTCGATACAGCATTAGAATTTTCATCTGCAAATCCATTTTCGATTTCCGCGCCAAAAAACTGGGACGGCAAATTAGAATATACCAATGGAAGCGGATGGAAAATGTGGGATGGCAGCGCTATTGCTTCCGGCGAAATCGAAAACAATCATTACATTTATCTCAGAGGGACAGGAAATTCAAAAATAACCGGAACGACTTCCAGTAGCGTAAAATGGAGCATTATTGGGACAAATATCGCCTGCAACGGGGATATCGACCTCCTATTAGACTATTCGACCGTAAAAAACGGGAATCGCCCCGCAATGGCGAGCTACTGCTACTCCAACATGTTCCAAGGTTGCACGAGCCTTACAACAGCGCCGTCGCTGCCTGCAACTACGCTGGCGAACAACTGCTACAACTCCATGTTCCAAGGTTGTACGAGCCTTACGGCAGCGCCGTCGCTGCCCGCAACCACGCTGAACACCAACTGCTACTATTACATGTTCTATGGCTGCACGAGCCTCACAACAGCGCCGTCGCTGCCTGCAACTACGCTGGCGAACAACTGCTACTATTCCATGTTCCAAGGCTGCACGAGCCTTACGACAGTACCGTCGCTGCCTGCAACTACGCTGGCGAACAACTGCTACAACTCCATGTTCTACCTTTGTACAAAAATCAAATTATCTACCACGGCGTCTGGAACATATACCAAGTCGTACCGCATACCCCAAAACGGAACCGGGACAACAGCTTCCGGGGCGCTCGTGTATATGTTTGGCAATACGGGCGGCACGTTCAATGGAGCACCAAAAATCAACACCACTTACTATTTGGATGAATCCAACACCATTGTGTAAAGGAGGCCTACTATGGCAGAATTTATCAAAGTGAACGGGCAGGAGTATCCCGCCACGCTGATATACAACTACAAAGACCTCAACTGGGATATGCGCGAGACGCAGACGGTGCATCTCACCATGCCCTATGCGCAGGCGGCGGCGCTGCTGCCTGACAACACACCGTGGAGCAACGTCTTCCGCGAGACGAAGGACAAGCTCGACAATGACGGCAATCCAACTGGTCAGACCGAAGAGGTCGTGACCGAAGAGGACATGAGTGCGTACAGCCTCGCGGGCGAGATCGTGGACCACCGCGACGGCACCGTATCTATCAAGATGGGCAAGCCCACGGAGGCGGAGAACGCCGTCGGCGCGGTGGTCGCCCTCACGGGCGAGGTCGTGACCATGGCGCGCGCCGCAGAGCTGCGACCGATGATTGAGGCGGCGGCGACGAGTCTGCCGGACAGCGACGCAGCAAAGGCCGTTGAGCTGTTTCCCGCGTGGGCATATCCCGTCAGCTACATTGAGGGCAACCGCGTAAGCGACGGCGGCAAGCTCTACAAGTGTCGGCAGGAGCACACTTCGCAGGAGGGATGGAAGCCGAGCGCAACGCCTGCGCTGTGGGTCGTGATCGACGTTACCCACGCGGGCACGCAAGATGACCCGATTCCGGCCGCTCGCGGCATGGAGTACACTTACGGTCTTTACTACAAAGACCCTGAGGACACTAAGCTGTACCTGTGCGAGCGTATCGGCGAGGCCGCGGGCGGGAAGATCGTCTTGCAGTATCTGCCACACGAGTTGGTAGGGAACTATTTCACGGCGGTCTAAGACCGCAGAAAGGGAGCGGGATATGGATAATGCAAAGCACTACGATGACGCAGAGATCGCTCTGATCGAAAGCCGATGCAAGAGCAATACGCATCGAATCAACGAGCTGCAGGAGCATCAAACGGCACTCGACAGGCTGGCAACGTCGGTCGAGGTGTTGGCGACCAAGCAAGAAACCGTCGAGGGCGACGTCAAGGAGATCAAAGAGGACGTGAAAGCCATCACGGGCAAGGCGGGGAAGCGCTGGGACGGGCTGGTCGACAAGGCTCTCGCGGCGCTGGCGGGCGCGTTTATCGCGTGGCTGCTGTCTGGTGTGGCCCTATGAAGAAGCTGAGAAAGCGGGACAAGTACGTCATCGCGGCAGTGCTCAACCTCTGCTGGTACTGCATTGCAGTGCTCGTATTGACCGCGTATGACAAGGTAGTGCCGGACAGCCTGACCGTCGCGTGGTTCGCTGCGTGGACGGCAGAACTCGGCCTGCTGGCGGGAATCAAAATCAAGGGAAAGGACGAATGACATGAACGAAAGAATTATTAAGCGTATCGCAAATCTGATGAGCGTCAAGAGCATCGTGACGCTGGTGCTGACGGGTGTTTTCGCGTACATGGCCGTCACGGGCAACATCTCGCAGGACTTCATGACGATCTATGCGGTCATCATCGCGTTCTATTTCGGCACGCAGTCGCAGAAGAATCAGGACGCCATTGACAAGGGGGCGTAAGGCAATGGACATTCGCAAATATCCCGCGAACGCCGGGAACGTCGGCGGCAAGCGCACGGCGAGCGGTATCCGCTACATCGTGATCCACTACACCGGCAACGATGGCGACACGGCGGCGAATAACGCGAAGTACTACGCGGGCAACGTCGTGAAGACCAGCGCGCACTACTTCGTCGATGCAAACGAGATCGTGCAGAGCGTGGACGACCTGCGCATCGCGTGGGCGGTCGGCGGCAACAAGTATCCGAGCTGCGCGCAGACTGGCGGCGGGACGATGTACGGCAAGTGTAAGAACGCCAACAGCATCAGCATTGAACTGTGTGACGCGGTCAAGAACGGCGTATACGCGCCGGACGCGAAGACCGTCTCGCAGGCACTTGAGCTGACGAAAGCTCTGATGAAGAAGTACAACATCCCCGCGAGCAACGTCATCCGCCATTTCGACGTGACGGGCAAGCTGTGCCCCGCGTACTGGTCCGGCAAGGAGAACACGGGCAAGTGGGAAAAGGAATTCCACGGCAAGCTGACGGCGCCCGATTACCGCGCGATGCTGCAAAAGCGCGCGGGGCTGACGGACGGCACAATGGATTACCTTGAAAAATATCAGTACGGCGATGACCTCATTAGAAAACTCGCCGTAATGAAGTAATTTGTTGGAGCGGGCGAAAAAGTAAGGAAGGAGCACGGACGGCGAAAGCCACGCGCAAGCGCTCTGCAACGTCCCACACGGGGCATGGACAGTCAGCACAAAGCGATGCGAGCACAGCTATCATCGATGGCTCCCAAAAGAGCCATTGCATATATTTTATCTTTTGAGCTGCCTGAGGACGAGGCGGCGTGCATCATTGAGTGCGACGTGCGGCGGAAAAGCTGCGTACAGGTCGCGGACATGTTGCACGTCAGCGTTGACGGATTGGCAAAAATCAAGCGAAGAGCGTATACAAAAATTGCAAATGGGCAAGAAAAAAGCACCGACGGTTAGTCGGTGCTTTTCCCACTTTGTACTTGTTCTAAATTATATTTCAATCCACGGCGGCGGGATCGCGCCGCTCCGAGAATGAGCGCCTCTCATACTCGACATCATCAATGTACCACGCCGGATCGCAAATGTCAACCTTACATTTCTGGGTGCGCGCGCCCAAAAGCTACTCCGTCATCATAGGTGGCTTTGAGCAGCGCCATTGTTTCGCCGATCTGCTGTGCACTGTACATATCCCACCACTCCGCCGGGATGCGTTCCACCAGCAAGTGCATGATTGTGGGGTACCTACGCCATCCGCTGTATTCGCACGCCTGCTGGACCTTAAACTCTCTGCGGCGCTGCTCGGCGGTCGCCCCCTCGTAGGCCTCGCGGGTGAAAATATCCTTTGCCTTGAGTTTTTTGACCGCGGGCGTGATATCGTCCATGCGGCAGGAGAAGATCTCCGCCATCTTTCGCAAGGTGTCCGCGCTCGGACTCACGGTGCCGCGCTCCCAGCGGGAAATGTGGGTCTGAGCGACGCCCAGCGCAGCGGCGAGCTGCGCCTGCGTCATGCCAAGCTCTTCGCGATATTCCTTGATCGTCATGCCGAATCCTCCTTTACCACTGAGCCTTTTTAGGCTCCCAGTTGTAGTCACCGTCGTTCCAATGAGTCACAAGTTCCTCTGCCATCTTAATGGCTTCGTAGTAAGTCTGCGCGGCGTACACAACACCGCCGCTGGTGGTGACATCGCAACCGCCGTTTACGATCTCACCCAGGTGCCCGTCTTCAAAAACTTCGTGCAGGACGCTGATGGATGCGGTGGCGGAATACTCTCCGTCGTTCGTCGTGAACGTCTTTTCTGCAATCGTTTCAGAACCGGTTGGGATCTCGCCGTTTGCCATGGCCATAATCATCTGGATATCGTTCATTTCATTTACCTCCTGGGCTGCGCCCCTCTTGTTGATATAAATATATCATATATGGTATAATATGTCAAGCGCAAAATCGAAGTTTTTGAAAATAATTTTGCGGCAGAATACGGGCATTTTACGGGCGCTTTTGAGCGCCCGTTTTTTGATACCATATAGATAATAAAGGAGGTGCGCGAAATGTACGAACGGCTTTTAGCTTTGGGATTTACCGAGCAGATGGCGATGGATATTTTGACGTTGTTCCCCAATCCCGACGAGCTGAGACAGTACGTCTACTTTGCCGAGATGTTCCACGCCTGCCAAGAAAGGACGGAGTGATATGCCTTATCCGTATTATCAGACACCGTATCAGCCGATGGGCTACGGGTACAACAATTATGCCCCTGTAAGCGCGCAGAACGCCGCAGGAGCGCAGCAGATGTACAGCGGTCAAATTACCCGCGTGAATGGGAAAAACGGTGCAGACGCGCTCAGGCTCGCGCCGAACAGCTCTGTTTTGCTGATGGACGAGAACGACCCAATCGTGTGGCTCAAAGTGACGGACGGCGCGGGATATGCAACGGTCACGCCGTACAGCATCGCGCCGTATCAGGCGGCGGCTTCGGTTGACGTCAACAGTCTTGAGGAACGCGTAAAGAGATTGGAGGAAAAGCTTAATGCCAAATCCGATGATGCAAATGCTGATGGGCGGCGGAAGCAGAAGACCGAATAATCCCCTTGCGATGATGGCAGAGTTTCGCAAATTCGCAGCGGGCATGACGCCGCAGAAAGCACAGCAGGAGATCGAGCAGCTTTTGGCGTCAGGGAAAATGTCGCAGGAGCAGTTTCAGCAGCTCCAACAGCAGGCAAAGGACTTTATGCAACTTTTGAAATAAGCCGGGTCGACACGGTTTATTGATAAATTATTTTGAAAGGAGTGTTTCCCATAGATAATTACTCTTTGAGCGATCTCGCGGCAGTGACCCGCGATAACGACGGTAACGGCTGGGGCTCCGGTTGGTTCCTCATCGTCGTTCTGTTCTTGTTCATGTTTGGTTTCGGCGGAAACGGCTGGAACCGTCAGGGCGAATTTGGCCAGTACGCCACCGCTGCGAGCCAGCAGGAAATCTTGTTTGGCCAGCAGTTCGGGCAGATCAACGACCGCCTGACTAACATCGGCAACGGCATCTGCAATCTCGGCTACGAGATGCAGGGCAACATCGGTCAGCTCGGCAAGGAGGTTGCGCTTGCGCAGGCAGGCACCAACACCACCATCATGCAGACCGGCAACAGCATCCAGAGCCAGATCGCGTCTTGCTGCTGCGAGCAGCGCCTTGCGACGGCCAACCTGTCCGCACAGATGGATCGTCAGACCTGCGATATCACCACGGCTATCCACGCCGAGGGCGAAGCCACTCGCGCGCTGATGCAGGCCAACGAGATTCAGGCGCTGCGCGACAAAATCGCCGGTCTTGAGATGGACAACCGTATGTGCGGCGTCGTCCGCTATCCGAGCGGCTACACGTACAACGCCGGTAGCTCCCCCTTCTGCGGCTGCAACAGCGGCTGCTGCAACGGGAATATCTGAAACCATTCTCCCCGCGTGGAGAATATGGTAGGCCCTCTTTGGCCGGGTAAATGGGCGAGGGCTATCCCCTCGCCCTTATTTTTTTGAAAGGAGACTTTACTATGTCTTGTAAATCCGCTCTTTACACCGCCATGCAGACGCCGACTGAGGTTGCCGTCAATGGCGTTATTCCCCTCGGCAGTCTGATCCGCCGCTACGGCTGCGACATTACGCTCAACGGCAATGCCGTCAACATCGTCGACAAAGGCTACTACGACGTTGACGCGTCTATCACCGTTGCGCCGACGGCAGCGGGCACGGTCACGGCGACGCTCTACAAGGACGGCGTTGCCGTTCCCGGCGCAACTGCTTCTGCTGCGGGCGCTGCCGGTGCTTCTGTCGTGCTGGCATTCCCCGCGCTGGTTCGTCAGGCGTGCTGCGCGTCCGGCGCTGCGCTCACGCTGGTGCTGACTGGTGCGGCATCGACCGTCAGCAATGTCGCCCTGCGCGTGCAACGCATCTGATATGCAACAGGACGAGCAATGGCTTGAATTTCTTGATATCCTGACGGTCTTATCGTTTGTGCTGCAGCTGCAAAACCAGTCAAAAATATTTGGGTTGCAGGAAGTGCAGAACGACAATAACCGCGTGGCGCAGGAGATACACAAGCACCTTGAATCGCAGGACAAAAAAATAGACCAAATATTGGAGGTGTTATCCCATGAAACTGATTGAAAAACTCTCCGAGATGATCGAGGAAGAGATCGAAAATGCTGAAAAGTACGCCAAGTGCGCGCTGAAGTACAAGGATACCGACAGCGCTCTTGCAAAGACATTTTATGACCTGTCGACCGACGAAATGCGGCACATGAATCTGTTGCATGATGAGGTCGCGCGCATCATCACCAAGTACCGCAAGGAGAACGGCGAGCCGCCTACCGCGATGCTGGCCGTATATGACTATCTGCACGGAAAGCAGATCGAGAAAGCGAAAGAGGTCAAAGACTATCAGGCGATGTATCGCGGGTGACGCCCATGATCGACTTTGACGAGATTGAGAAAGAGATCATCAACATGGAAGCAAACCGCGACACGTCTTATGCAACGATGGAACGATTAGCCCCGCTCTATGCCGCTATGATCTACAAGCGGCTCTGTGCCAATCCGGAAGTGTACGAGCCACAGGCTGTGTCTGCGGTTGGCGACAGCGCATTTTTGCTTGCCGTCAGCGGCATGGACAGCGTCAAGGCGTGGGAGGTCATGGACGAGCTGATGGACAGCCTTAAAATCGTCAACGAGCGCGTATACAACAGCGTGATGCGGAAGCTCGAAAAATGAGAACACCCCCGTCGTAAGGCGGGGGTATCTTTTGGGCATAATTTACCTTTAGGAACACCAAGGTCAAATATGCCTAACGTGGCGTTACAAAAAACGCGCCGTCGTCATCTGCGTCAATTCTCCGGATAAAGCGCGTCCAGAATTCCTTTTTCTCTTCCCGTGAGTAAGTGTCATATTCCGCAAGTCCATTTCGGAGCGCATCAAGGTTTGTCTTCGGATTTTCCTCTACCGCTTCAAGGGATTTCTTTAATGTGGTGTACTCTTTCTTGTATTCGTCCAGCTCAATCAAGTCGTTAAGATAAAGCGTTTTCAGCTTGCTCATTTTCTTGCGTATCGCGTCCGCGCTTTGCGTGGGCTTTTTTTCTGCCTTTTTGTAATAGCGATTGTTTCGCTCGGCAATCCCCTCAAGCTCATGTAATAAGTAATCTTCCAGTGCATCTTCTCGGATCCTCTTTTTGTGCTGGCACGCGGAGTTGTCAAGCATTCGCGTCCGGCATCGGTAGTAGGTATAAATCTGCTTTGCCGTTTCCGACTGCATCGTTTTCCCGCACTCTTTGCAATGCAACAAGCCGGAGAACAGATAAACGCGATCTGTCTCAACTCCCGCGCAGCGCTGCGACCGCTGGCGCAGAATGTCATTTACAATGTCAAAATCCTGCTTGCTTATCAAGGCGGGGCAAGCGTTCTCGATGCCGTACACCTCACCGATATAAAGCCGGTTGTGGAAGTAGTTGACATACTTGTTATATGCCCGGTCAATGCCCCATGTCTCGAGCATATAGCGCTTTACGCCCAGCACGCTTTGCAGTCTAATATACGCCGCGAACATATCTCGCGCAGCATCTGCTGTATCGTTATCAATCTGGTATTGCCTGTCCTTGATGACATACCCTAAAGGAGCTTTAGACCCTGCCGGTTGCCCCTTTGCACGCTTGCCGTCGTTGATGAATTTGATCCGCTCGCTCGTGCGGTCAGCCTCGTCCTGCGCAACGGAAAGCATGATATTGACTTTCAAGCGTCCGGACGCAGTGCGCGTCTCATAGTCTTCTTCCGTCGCTTGCCATGTCACACCGTATTTGTCAAGCTGCGTCTGCACGTCGTAGTACCCAGCAACATTTCGGAACCAACGGTCGAGCTTGATAAATAGGATTGTGTCTACTTTTCCCGCCTTGCAATCGTCCAGCAGTCGCAGAAGCGCTGGGCGCTTTTTATACGGCTTTCTCGCGGATATGCCTGCATCCTCATATATGCCCACCACGGTCATTTTATTCGCTTTGGCATATCTTATCAGTGCGTCCCGTTGCTCTTGTAATGACAGGCCATGCCGCGCCTGCTCCTCGCTCGAGACGCGGATATACAATGCCACTCTCATAAAATCCCACTCCAATCAATGTACAAACACCACGCGGCCAGCAGAACGATAATGGCAAACATTATAGCAATCACGACGTTTCGGATACGCACTCCACGCCGCATGATCTCAATCATGTCTGCTTTTGCATCAACATGGCGTTCCAGCTCATCCTTCCGCGCTTGCAAAGTTTCCTCGGTCGGCGTCAAGTGTTCGGAAATTCCGAACACCTCATCAAGGGATATCCCAAGCGCTTTGCAGATCGGCGCGACGGTGTAGATCGACGGAGATTTAGAAAACTTGGAAAAGAAGTTCTGCACGGTGGACAGCGGCACGCCGGAAGCGTCGGAAATGTCTTGATAGGTCAGTTTCAATTCTTCTTTACGGATTCTGCACACTTCTTGAATGTTCATTTACGTCACCTTAATCTTTTTCGATTTTCGCGCCGCGAAGTTGCAAGATGAGGACTTGTCGAACCACGTCGAGCGCTGTCTTATTGCAATGTTTCGGTGTTGAATTGCCAAGGTAAAGCGGAGTATGGTCAAAACAAGCAGCGGCGACCGCTTCCCGCTGGCTGCAAAAAGGCACTGCCGTTTGTTGCAGAGGGCGGCAGTGCCTTTAGTTACTTATTGCTTCTCAAGTTTTACAGTCTGCGTAACTCCCATAGCAGACACTTCGTAACTGATTACGCCGCCCTGATAGGTAAACGTCTTGGTGTCATCGCCGCTGGCGAGAATTGCCATATCGGTCTGGTCTTTATCATTTTCCGATTCCCAAGTGTACGGCTCATCCGCCGTGGTAGGGGCATCGAAAGTTCCGGCCCAGTAGAGGGCTTTTGTGTCACCGTTATCAGATACCCAATACACTTCAATGGTGTCCCCGCTAATTGTAGCGGCCTGCCATGCGTCCTCTGCATCGCTGTTTGTCTGCTTCCACTCTCCAACGAGATCGGGCGGAGTTACCGGTTCATTTTCTGGCTCGTCCTGATTCGTTCCCCCGCAGGCGGTTAACATGCCGAGCGCGAGAACCGAAGACAGCGCGATAAGCAAAAACTTTTTCATTTTAACTCTCCATTTTCTTATATTTTTGACTGCACAAAGTGCAATAATCGACACATAGCCCCGTTACTATCAATTATTTGGAGGGACACAAAATGTTGTGCGAAGAAGAAAACCATGCTATTCTTATTAGAGAGCGCCTAAAATCTGAGGTGCTATCACTTACTGACAGCCAGGCGGAATATGTTTTATGGAGGCTGGAATGTTTATTGCAAGAAGAGAATTAAATAATCTGCGGGAAGAAAACCGCAAACTTAAATTGCAGCTTGCAGAGGCGCAGGAAGCGGAGCGAGAATACAACCGCCGATCTGCCATCATTGACAAAGCGGCGCTTCCGAAATGCAAAAGCATCGCGTGCTCTGGGTGCAAGCATGTTGTGGTCCGCTATACTACTTGGGGTGGTTGGTACGTTCTTGGCTGCGGGAAAGACAATCCCTGCAAAGACTACGAGCCGACAGACATTACCCCCGAAAAAGCTGAAGCTATCCGAGAAGCGCTGAACATTCAGTGGCAATATAATTAACCAGAGAACAAGCAATTCAGCAGAAACCCGAAAACAGCACCTATTGCAGCAACGAGGCAATCCCTCGTTGTTATAGACCACGCTTGGGAGTTTTCTTTCTGCGCATATGCAAGATAATTAGCCCCTCTTTGGCGAGCAATAAGCCCTCGCTTTTCGCCATTTACAAGGTAATATGCAAATCTATGACCGCAGAGTACATTAGCATCATTTTCATTATGCGCGGTTATCAATACGGCATCGGTTCGCGCTTGCTTTAAAAGCTTTAGCTGCGCCTTTGTCAAAGCGATATACGGGAAGTCATCTTTCTTGTTATCAAGATCGCTTTCCCACTTTTGCCGCTCTGCATCGGTCAATATCTTATCATGCGGATTGGTCGGAATAAAAACATTACTCATAGTACTTGTTTTGCGCTCAATACAATCGGAAGGAGCTTTTCACACTGAGTGTCGGACAAATCATCAATAGCTACCAATAGCGCTTTCTTTGCTGCGCTTAAGCCCTCGCCCTCTGTGGCGGGGGCTTTTTTTGCGCCATCTTCCGGCAGGACGGGAAGCTCGTCACCGTCCAGCTCGGCAAGGGTGATGCCGAAATGGTCGGCGATCTTCTTTTTGGTTTTTGGATATGGAGTGCACTCTCCGGACTGCCAATTCAAAACGCCCTGATTACTCGCACCAATTATTTTTGCAAACTTGTACGCGGTGTATTTCTTTTGTTCCATGCAGTAATTGAAGTTTTGAGTAAATGGCATAAATATAACCCTCTATACTTGTGCAATCCAACAGTCAAGTCTTTATTGACAAATACTCAAGTCTGGAGTATACTAAAGACCGTGGACAGGCAATAAGAAACCAGACCACCCCGACAAATCGAGCTGGCGCGAATCAATGTTTGTAGCAAAACTTAGAGTAACACCAATGCTCCAATTTGTCAATAGAATACTCTAATTTTGGAGGTGAAAAAGTGAACGAGGTTGAGAAACGCCTCGAAATGGCGCTGATCGAGGCCGTTGAAAAATGGGCAAAAGACGGCTGCGCGACCGCCGAAGGGATGCTAGCCCTCGCAGCAGCCGCGCAGACATTGGTGAATCTGGAACGCGGTTAGCGCTCAGATTTGGATAAAGCTAAGACGCGGTTATAGATTTCCTCGAAAAAATCGGCAACGTCTTTGCCGCCGTCCTTATTCGCCCTTACCGCAGGGTTTTCCATTTTGGCAACAACAATTTCTTTCGCGGTAGTAAGCGCAAACTGGTTTAACGGATTCAAAATTTCACCCCCTTTCAATACTCCATTTTACCACATGGGCAGTAAGGGGGCAACACTTAGAAAGGAGTTGATAAATTGAGTTTTCCTGAAAATCTGGCTCGACTGCAAACTGAGCGTGGCGAGACGAATTATCGTCTTGCAAAAGAAATCGACGTATCGCAGACGTCGATCAAAAACTGGAAAGATGGCGCTTGCTACCCGAACCCGCGCCACATCAAACGGCTTGCCAAGCACTTCAAGGTAAAGGAAGAGGTGCTTACTGGTAAGGAGGGCGCATGAAACGATTTATTAAATGGTTTTTGCTTCTCTGTTCATGGGCTCTGGTCGCTATTGTATCCGCCACTATCTTAATGCTTGTTTCAGCGTGGATTGCAGGATCAATGGAAAGCGTTTTGTTTAGCGCTGTTTTTTTGGTCTTGACCATTTTGGTTTGCGCTGCGATTTTGGCGATAAGCGGGGCGGACATATGAAGGCAAAAAAATGCCCCGCCCAATGTTGCAGCATCGAGCGGGGCGGGTGGGACAAATCTCACCACAAGATATTGTGTCCGTGCTTATTGTAGCACGGAGGGAAGGAAAAGGCAATGAGAAAAAAGCCAGAGTACAAAATCATTTGGGTCACGCCCCCAGACCCTGAAAAGCTGGGGACGATCATGGGCGAGATTTACGCACGCGGTCACGGCCTTGAGTTTGTCGGCCTTGTGCCGAACGAGAAGGAGGTTGAAAAGCGTGGTTGATACGCTGGTTTTCGGCGGCATCGCCGCTGCGGTGATCGCGCTCAACGACTGCGACTTTACGACGGGGCTTGCCGTTATCGGTGCGTGCGCGGTGTGCAAGGTGCTGTATGAGCTGCTGCCGTTTATCGACAGGGGGTGCAGGAAGTGAGGCGGCGCGACAAGCGCACGAGAGAGCAGCGCAAGGCCGATGAATCGGCGCTGATTGCGGCGGCGTGCCTTGGCGCGACGATCCTCTTGATCGTGGTCGCCATCTTAGCCACCAGCGCGCAGGCGGTCGAAGCACCCGAGGAATCCACGGAGGCCGTCGAGGAATACGACCCCGCGTGGGACATTCCCGCGACTGAAAGCGCGGTGTGCAACGACGTTTTCCTCGGTGAGTTTACGCTGACGGCCTATTGCCCTAAGCGCTGCTGCTGCGGCAAGTGGGCAAGCGGCTACACCGCCACCGGCACGCTGGCGACCGAGGGGCGCACGATCGCGGTCGACCCGAAGGTGATCCCCTACGGGACGCGCGTCCTGCTGATCTGGCCGGACGGCACTCAGCGCAGCTATATTGCGGAGGATTGCGGCGGCGGAGTGAACGGCAACCACATCGACGTGTTTTTTGACGATCATCAGGCAGCGCGCATGTTCGGCGTGCAGAGCGCGATGGCGTATTTGGAGGCGGCGGAATGATGCACTGCTTTGCTTGCGGTGCGGATTTCCGGGAGCCTGCGCTTTATGCGTACCGGGAAAATTTGGACGCTGAAAACTGGACGATTACCACTCAAACCGTGTGCCCTTACTGTGGCACAGACAATATTACGGAGGGAAAAGATGAACCTTTATCAGATTGATTCCGCGCTTGCGGAATGTGTAGACGCCGAGACCGGCGAAATCCTTGACGTTGAGAAGCTCATGGCGCTGAGTATGGAACGAGATCAGAAGATCGAGAACATCGCGCTTTGGATTAAAAACGATGTTGCCGAAGCAAAGGCGATCCGCGAAGAAGAGAAGACCCTTGCGGCGCGCAGACAGGCTTTAGAACGCGCGGCAGAGAGCAAGAAAAAATATCTCGATTCTGTTCTGAACGGCGAGAAGTTTTCAACCCCGCGATGCTCCATCAGCTACCGCAAGACCACCAGCGTGGAGGTCTCCGACATGGGCGCGGTGGTGGCGTGGATGCTCGCCAACGGTCACGATGGCGAGGTTACTTACAACGCCCCCACGGTGAGCAAGACTGACCTTGCCCCGTTGCTGAAAAACGGTGCTGAAATCGACGGTGCGATGCTTGTACAGGGCATGAGCATGGGGGTGAAGTGATGGAAAACCTTGGAATTTATGAAAGCGTGCGGCAAGTCCCGCCGTCCGCACAGCGCGAAATTCAAGCGGGGAGGCTGAAAGGCAAGACCGACATTAACCCCATGTGGCGCATTAAGGCGCTGACGGAGCAGTTCGGCCCTTGCGGTATTGGTTGGAAATATACCATCACCGATAAGCGCCTTGAAAATGGCGCGAACAACGAGGTTTCCGCATTTGTGGACATTGACCTTTTTATTAAAGTCGATGGTGAGTGGTCAGATGCGATCCCCGGCACAGGCGGAAGCGCGTTTGTCGCCAGCGAACGAAACGGGCTTTACACCTCTGACGAGTGCTTCAAAATGGCGCTGACCGACGCTATCTCCGTTGCCTGCAAGGCGCTCGGTTTTGGCGCTGATGTGTATTGGGCAAAGGACGCGACCAAGTACACACAAAGGCCGGAGAGACAGCAACCAAACGAGGCAGCTGGAAAACCGGTTTGCAAGGACTGCGGCAAGCCCATCTATCCTGTGACGCACAGCGGCAAGTCGTACACGGTTGCAGAGATCGTGGAGAACGCGCGAAAGACCTATAAAGCTCCGCTCTGCTGGGCTTGCATGATGGCAAGGAGAAAAGCAAATGAAAGCCCGACTGCATGATCTAACCCTTGCGCGCGATGGTGGGTATTTACTCACCATTGCTACGCGGGAGAACGTCGGAACACTGTATGACGAGCTGCATGAGGTTGACGTTGATGTGACCATCAAAAAGCACCGCGAGAAGCGGAGCCTTGATGCAAACGCTTACTCATGGGTGCTGCTGGATAAGCTTGCAGAAGCCACAGGAGCGCCAAAGAGCGAGGTTTACCGGCGAGAGGTGCGAGACGTTGGCGGGAACACAGAAACCGTCTGCGTGCGCGAGAAAGCCGTGCAGAAGCTATGTGACGGCTGGAACAAGAATGGTATCGGCTGGCAGACGGAAGTGATGGACAGCAAAATCGACGGATGCAAAAACGTGGTGCTGTATTACGGCTCGTCCACCTTTGACACAAGGCAAATGTCACGCCTGATCGACAACATCGTGCAGGACTGCAAGGAGCTGGGGATTGAGACATTGACCCCGCAGCAACTTGACGCATTGAAGGAGGAATGGGGCAGATGACTAAAAGCATCATGCAGGACAAGCGGGAGTGCTATATCTCAGGATTCTCAACGAACCTCGCGCGACATCACATTTACGGTGGTGGCCGTCGGCAGCTATCCGATATTTGGGGCTGCTGGGTGTGGCTGCGCGCCGACTGGCACAACATGGCCGACTACGGCGTACACGGGAAAGACGGTCACGAACTGGATATGCGGCTGAAACGCGAGTGTCAGAAGCGCTTTGAAGAGCTTTACGGCCACGATACTTTTATGGCCGTATTTAAGAAAAACTATTTGGAGGACGAATCATGTTAAACAGAGTTTGCATTATGGGGCGCATTACGCGCGATCTGGAACTGCGCCGCACGCAGGACGGAACGTCGGTCACGAGCTTTACCGTTGCCGTCGATGACGATTTCAAGAGCAAGGCAACCGGCGAAAAGAAAACCTATTTCCTCGATGTGGTGGCGTGGCGGCAGCAGGCAGAGTTTGCTTGCCAGTATTTGAGCAAGGGCCGCATGGTCGTGGTCGAGGGCAAGCTCACTGTCCGCGATTGGACGGACAAGGACGGCAATAAGCGCCGCAACGCGGAGATTATTTCCGACAATATCTATTTCGGCGACAGTAAACGCGAGGAGCCGCGATATGAACCTTCCGAGTTTCAAGACGTTACGAGCGAGGACGAATCCGAGCTGCCGTTTTAAGGCGGTGACGGCATGGGAGCTGCATCGACAAGGTGCTATGTAAAGGCATATTACGACTGGATCGAGCAAACAGCAGCACTGGAAGATGACGAAAAAGGCCGTCTGTTTGTTGCGATTTTAGAATATGCCAGGTCTGGTGAAATTCCTGATACCCTCGGGAGAGAGTCCCTTTTATTTCCGGTATTCAAGGCGGTCGTCGACCGTGACGCTCAAAAATCCGGTACGCTGGCTCAAAATGGAGCGGCTGGCGGCAGAGCGTCAAAAGCAAATGTAAGCAAATGCAAGCAAACGCAAGCAAATGTAAGCAAATGCAAGCCTACTAATAACATAAGACATAAGACAGAAGACGAAGAACATAAGACAGAAGACGATATACCCTCTAAATCCCCCTCTACGGGGGACGCATTCGAGCGTTTTTGGTCAGTTTACCCGCGAAAAATCGGGAAACAGTCTGCTAAGAGAGCTTTCGAGCGGGTCAAAGTACCACTCGAAACACTTGTGACCGCAGTGGAGCGGCAGAAGTGCAGCGACCAATGGACGCAGAACAACGGGCAGTTTATTCCACACCCCGCTACATGGCTGAATCAAGGCCGGTGGGACGATGAGCTACCCGAGAGCGGCAGAGGGTATCACTACGACTACGGCAACACGGAGGGAAGCCTATGAACGTTGACGCATTGATTGACAGCATCGCGGAAAAGGCCGAGCCTGTGCGCGATCTGGTCGATTACGAGAAAGACGGGCTGCTGTACTGCGGCCATTGCAACACGCCGAAGCAGTGCCGCATCCCCATCGGCGGGAATGTCCGCCTTGTCGGGTGCCAGTGTGCTTGCGCGGCGCGAGAGTACGAGGCCGAGAAAAAAGCTCGCGCTGACCGTGAGAAGCGACTACGCATCGAAACGCTGCGTGCTGACGGAATCCGCGACAAGAGCCTGACGGCGTGCCGGTTCGACAAGGCGACGATGAGTGACGAGATCGTCAAATGCAAACGCTATGCCGACGCATGGGACGATATGCGGCGCGAGAACAATGGGCTTCTGCTGTGGGGCAACACCGGCAACGGGAAGACCTTCGCGGCGGCGTGTATCGCCAACGAGCTGATTGACCGCGGGATCCCGGCGATGATTACGAGCTTCCCGCGAATCCTCAACGCGGGATACGACAAGAAAGAAATCGTCGAGCAGGTGCACTATTACCCGCTGATGGTGATCGATGATCTCGGCGCAGAGCGCAGCAGTGAGTACGCAATGGAGACGGTTTACACGGTCATTGACGAGCGATACAAGGCCAAGAAGCCGCTGATCGTCACCACAAACCTGACGCTTGACGAGCTGTGCAGGCCGAAAGACATGGCCTATCAGCGCATCTATGACCGCATCCTCGAGATGTGCACGCCACTGGTATTCAAGGGCGATAGCATGAGACGCGACAAGGCAAATCAGCGCATGAGGCACGTCAAATCGGTGTTGGCAGACGGTGCGCCGTGAGCGGGTATCGCGGGGGCATTTTCAAGTGCCCGTTTTACTCGCGGGACTACCGCGACTATCTCAACTGCGAGGGCGCACAAGTCAAGCTACCAAAAGAAGAGCTGGACGAATGTACGCGGCGCTACTGCGCCAACGAAGAATGGCGGCGCTGCCCGATCGCTCGGGCGCTGACGCTGCACTACGAAAGGACGGAGAACCGATGAGCGAAAGAAACAGAGACAAGGTAAAACGGCTTGAGCACGAGCTCGGAAGATATCAGAAAAAAGTCGGCGAGCTGATGAAAGCAAATGCGAAGCTGCGCGAGGATATGAAGGGACTGAACCAGCTGCGCATGGCGTTCGATGCTTGGATTATCCAGATCGCGCTTTCCTACGGCGAGGCAGTGAAGGACCCCGACACGGGAGAAGATATCCCACGCATGAAGGCGCTCCACCTCGAAAGGCCGAAGGTGAACCCGCTGCTTGGGCAATACGAGATTCACCAGCGCGTCGATGAGAAGAACGTGATGCATATTGCGGTCGGCCTGCGGGATGATCCGTGCGATCACAATGGCGCAAAGGAGGCAGAGGAATGAGACTGGCTATCATGGACACCAACGCGTTCAACACGATTATCGCCGCCGTAAAGGGCGCGGTATCAGCGAGCATCAGTAGGCCGATGTACAAGAATATCCGGCTGGAATTTCGCAAGAAGAACAAGGCAGTTACGGCTATCGCCACAGACGGCGTCCGGCTTTTCGTGGAGCACGCGACCTGCTGCGAGGTCGAAGAGGATTTCGATTGCTACATCAAGCCGAGTATCCGCCTGCCACGCGGCAACTCCATGCGCTTGGAGCTGAAAGAACGGGACAAGACGGAAAGCGTGGTTGAGATCGAATGTCTCGGCTGCATCTTCGGTTTTGTTCAGCCGGTTGGAGCGTTTCTGGATTGGGAAAAAGTCCTGCCCAATGAACCGACATTCCGTATCGGCGTGAATGCCGAGTATCTTCTCTCGACGTTGCAGGCGGCAAAGGCCAGCGTCGGCGGTGCCTTCAAGCAGCCTGCGATTCTGGAATTCCGTGGGCCACTTGGGCCCATTACGATCAAGACCAACCACGAGGACGTCAAAATGGTCCTGCCAGTGCGAATCAGGGAGGCCGACGATGGCGCTGACATCAGCTGACCTCGCGAGGCTGGGGCCGCAGGCGCAGAAGCAGGTGCTTGACAAACTGGTGGGCGAACAGAAGTCGAAGAAAAGCAAGTACGGCAACCGCAAGGTTGTGCGCGACGGCATCAAGTTTGATTCCGAGCGCGAGGCGGCGCGGTTCGGCGAGCTGAAAGTGCTGCGCGCGATGGGCAAGATTCGCGATTTACGGTTGCAAGCGAATTTTACGCTCGTTGAGGGATACACGACCATCGAGGGC